TGAAGCACCTGGGGGCGACATGACTCAGGTAGCGGACTGGGTGGAGTTGACAGCGTCGTGCGGTCGATGCGACCGGCGGGACAGTGTCAGCGTGCCGACGGTGAAGTACGCCGAGTGGAGGGGCGGGGGTGCCTTCGGGGTGGTGTTCTCCAACCTGTCGCCCCAACAGCGCGACATCCTGATCGGGTCGGATACGACGAGGCCGTTCCCGTACTACCTGTGCGCGATGTGTTGGGACAAGACGTTTGAAGGGGAGGAAGAATGATTGTCATCGTGGGGTTTGCCGGCATGCTGTTCGGTGCTGTTGTCGGTTATGCGGTGCGCGACATCGTCGCGTATCGTCGCCCGTTTAGACGCAAGATGCGAGCGCTCGACAGGTACTGGCGGTCGTGGCCTGCGATGTTGGCTGACCTGGACGACGTTTCGTCGTCCTGATCGTTGCCAGTGGGACAGCATCGCCGTAAGGTAGAAGTAATGCGATATGATCCGATTGTTCCCCCGTTCACCTTTTACTACCCTTTCAGGTGGGCGGGGGAACTCCCGAAAAGGGAGAAGAGAATGAGTGACGATTTTCCAAACCTGAGGGTGCTTTCATCCGAGGGTGCGCCGCCGCAGGAGCGGGTGGTTGACTGCCTGTTTGAGATTGGGCGCACGTTTGCGTCGCTCCATGACCAGTTTGAGCGCCTGTTCGTGGCGTACTCGGACGCTGTGCATGGCACTCCTGTCGATGAGTGACGGCCACCTGTTTCTGCCGGCGTTTGACGAGCTGCAACAGACCCTGGTGAGGCTCAAGCCTCGGGATCGGATGCGGATGAGAACGATGTTGGAACGCGACCTACAGGCGTTGCGGTCGGAGCTGTCTGATGCCCGCGAGGACGACATCGCAGGGCTGGTGAACGGGGGTACCCACAGCCAGGCTGAGGTCGGACGCTGGGCCGGTGTGAGCCGGTCCCGCGTCGCCAAGATTCTGCGTGCACGCGAGAAGAGGTTGCGCGCGAATGGTTCTATCTGATATATCTGATGATGGCCCCCTGGGGCCATCTTCTGATGACAGACATCAGATCCGAGCGTTCAGCTTCGGAGGCGGTGTTCAGTCCACGGCAGCGATGGTGCTGCAAGCCCAGGGCGAGATTGATTTCCCGTTGTTTATCTTTGCCAATGTGGGTGACGACTCAGAGCACCCCGATACGTTGGCTTATTTCAACGAGGTGCATGTTCCGTTTGCCGAGGCTCACGGTATCGAGCTGGTGGAGGTCAAGCGAACGTGGAAGGACGGATCGCAGTATTCGCTGCTCCAACAGATTGAACGGTTGCCGAAGTCCATTCCCATCCCAGGCTATTTGGAGTCTGGCAAGCCGTGGAAGCGTGCTTGTACCGCTTCTTGGAAGGTAGAGGTGGTCGTCAAGACGTTGAAGCAACTGGGTGCCACGAAGGAAAACCCTGCGGTGGTCGGCATGGGCATCTCCACGGACGAGATGCAGCGTGCCCGTACCGATCAGCCAATCCCTGAGGAACGCTTGGTCTATCCGTTGATTGACTTGGGGTTGTCCCGCCAAGACTGTGAAGACATCACCAAGCAGGCTGGGTTGCCGCCAGCTCCCAGGTCTGCGTGCTGGTTTTGTCCGTTTCACACCACCGCCTACTGGCACGACCTCGCCGACAACCGTCCCGACCTGTTCCAGGCAGCGGTCGAACTGGAAGACAAGATGAGTGAACGAGCGCAAGTGTCTGTCGGTTCCAAGATGCGCCTCGGGCGCAAGGGGCCGCTACGCAACATCGTTGCCCAGGGGCGTCTTTCTTTCGATCCCGAAGGCCCTGAAGAATGCGATTCGGGTAACTGCTTCACCTGAATCCCCGATGACTGTCACACCCTTCGTCTAACCTGTAGGCATGATCGAACACAGATTCCGACAGTCCTGGTTGAACTCGTTTCTGGATTGCCCTGAGAAGGCCCGCACCATCCGCAACGGAACCGCCATCGATGTGGCCGGCAGCAAGGCGGTGCGAGGCACCGCCGTGCATGCCGCTATCGAATCGGCGTTGCTGGCCCGCATGGACGGCAACGAGTTGGGCGTGGACGATGTTCTCGAAGCGTTCCACTGGTCGTGGGACAGCCTCGTCGACACCATCGGGAAGTGGAACAAGGGAGCTGAGACCCCTGAGGCGACCGTCCCGCTCGCCGAGACGATGGTCAGGGTGTGGCACGCCGAGGTGTTCCCCTACCTGAACCCTGAGGGTGTCGAACGGTCGTTCGAGTTTGTCCTCTACGAGGACGAGGGCCGTCGCATCATCCTGCATGGGACACGCGACCTCGACGAGGAGTATCTGACCTGGGATTGGAAGACCGGCCAGCATGATCCTGCGTGGGAGGTTCGACGCAACGACATCCAGTCGATGGTGTACACGCTGGCTCGGGGCCATGAGCGTGGCGACCTGGAGTCGCCGCAGCCGTTCCGCTACTGCTACCTGACCGACGGCTCGGTCGAGATTATCGATGTGACGCGCACTGCTCAGGACTGGGCTGCGCTGGTTCCGATGTGCAACTCGATTGCCGACCTGATCGAGGCGAAACTTCCGTCGTGGCCGATGCGCTACGATGGGTGGAAATGTTCCGACGACTGGTGTCCCAACTGGGCTGCATGTCGTGGGCAATACTTGGGTGTCGGCTCTAAGCCGGCGAACTGGTAACCAACTAATCCCGAAAGGGGAAAATAATGAATGACAGAGAACGGGCGATCATCGCTCAGGTGGCCGCTAAGGCTGCTGCGGAGCTGTGCCACGGCATGGGCAGGGACGGCATGACCGACTACCTTGCCTGCTCGGAAATGGTGTTCAGCGACATCCTCGACAAGATCGGCGACGAACCAGCCGATGTGCCCGCTGCTGCGGCTGCGCCTGTGATGCCTCCTACTTTGAGTCCTGTCGCTCAGGCGCAGGCAGCGTTCCCTGGGGCCGAGGTCACCTCGGCCCCTGCTCCTGCCACACCGCCGCCGCCTGCTGCTGCGGCGAAGCCACCTGGGGGTGCCCGCAAGAAGAAGATGCTCGACGCCAACGGGTTCGTCACCGACGACAAGCAGGCAGCGTGGAACGTAGCGTTTCTGTGCGCCGGTCAGAAGACCGCCGACGGCAAGGTTGTCGTGTTCGACAACCAGCGCAAGAAAGCGTCGGGCGAGTGGAAGCCCAACGCAGCAGACTTCAACATCACAGAGGCGGGTGCCGCTATGTACGGATTGGGCAACAAGCGGATCGGCTTGTGGTTGTCGGATGCACCGACACACATCCAGGCCGGCGATGGTTCCATCCTTCCCTTCAACGTGGAGGACATGCACGCACGCTGCGGTGCGTAATGTCCGAGTTGCCCTCTCCCCTCTCCCCTGAGGAGATAGTTGCCCGATTGGAGGGGGTGTCCTCCGACCACGGCGGGGACACCCCCGACTACAAGTTCATCGAACCGACTGCTACGGCGTTCGATTCGTTCGTCGACTACGTTCGTAACGACGAGGGACGGTTCCTGCTCGGCTACCCCGAGGTTGACCTCAACATGCGGGGCCTGGCCCGCGGCGAAATGCTCCTCGTTGTGGGCCACTCGCACAACGGCAAGTCGCAGGTGTTGTACCAGGCCATAGTCAACGCCCTGTTGAACAGTGACGCCCACATTCTGATGTTCTCCCCTGATGAACCGCGTGAACTGGTCGCTCAGAAGTTGCATTGCATTGCCTACGGTCGCAACGGCGAGGAGTTGGAGCAGCAGATCAAGGACGGCAACGAAGCCGTGTTGGAAGAGGTTCGTTCGGCTGCACGCAACCTGTTTGATCGGATACTGATCAACGACGGGGCGTTGACGTTCACGCAGATGTCGGACACCCTCAAGGAGGCGCAGGACTACTGGGGTCGACACCCCAACTTTGCCATGGTCGACTACCTTGAACTGCAACCAGGGGAGTCGGACCACACAGGGGTGGTTGCCAAGGCGCAGGGGTTGAAGCGGTGGAGCAAGGAGGCTTCGATCCCGTTGGCGGTCGTGCATCAGGCGGGCCGTGGGTCTGGTGACCGGCACAAGCCAGCCATGATCACCGCCGGTAAGTACGGCGGTGAGCAGGAAGCTCTCGCTGTTCTCGGCGTGTACCGCAAACGCGACGACCCGTCGCTGACCTATGTGGAGAAGTGTTACCACTCGGTGTCTATCAATATTCGTGTCACGAAGAACAAGCGGCCACCGAACAAACTCGGCGACTTTGAATACTTTCTGTGTCCTCACACTGGTCAGATTCGCACCTATCGTGATGACGACATTCCTCCTGATGACAGGTACATGCGGTGAACGACATCAACGGCCCACCTTTTGATGCTGGGTTGTTCCCGTTGGAGCGGCCTTCTGAACAAGAAGTTTTAGATGACTACAGCGATTTAATAGCAAAGCGTTGCGCTTCCTTGGTTGTTCGACAGGATTGGGAGTCGCGTAGCGACATAGAAAAGGGTTGGACTCTGCCGTATGTTATTAAGCGAAGCAACGTGGGTAATAAATGTTCAAACTATTTCCATTGGGCTACCCGCATGGCCTGCGACAGCGCCGCATCCCCAAGTCCCATCCGTAGCTGGTACGACCGCAAGATCCGCAAATCGGTAGAAAGCAGCGTTTACTACGCTGACAATCCGAGAACAGCGTTAGCGTTACGGAAGTACATTCCACCCCAGTTTCGCCCTTCAGCCGCAAAGGCACTCTACGAACTTTTTGGAGCGCACCGAGTTTACGATCCTTGCGGAGGTTGGGGTGATCGCATGGCAGGAGCGATGGCGCACGGGGCCGACCACTACCACTGCCGTGATGTCAACCCCCTCGTATTCGCTGGGTATGCATTGCAGCAGAGGCATCTACCGTCATCAACAAAGGTTACATTTGAATATCGGGGGTCGGAGATTGATCCACCAACAGGCCCATGGTTCGACTTCGTATTCACATCCCCTCCGTACTACAAGATCGAAAAATATCACGGCGAAAAGCAATCGTTTCGCTTATACAAGGGTTGTGATGCTTGGGTAAACGACTTTCTTTTACAGATGGTGACCCATGCATGGCATAGCCTTGTTGAGGGGGGATTCATGCTTATCAACATCTCCGACTGTTATGTAGACCACACTTACAACAAGTTGTGCCGACCCATGGTGGAACACTGTTTGTCCACCTTGGACAACTGTCGGCTGATGGGCGTTATCGGATATGAAATCGGCGCACGGGTTGGTAGAAGAGTTCAGAAAGGGATCAACGCTGAACCAATTTTCATGTTTGAAAAGGGTGACAAAACTCGGTTTGCTGAACTGTTGCCGGTGACGGGTACACGCAGTGACTGACCGTGTGGCAGTGGCCGACAAGTTCTGCCACCTGTTCCGAGGCAACGCTTTGGCGAAGGACACAGCCGACGGCGAGTTTCGACCGTGGCGCGGCGAGGATGGCACGCCGATGCCTGCCAGTGGCCTCGTCTTTCAGGAAGCAATCCACAGGCATCTGTGGGGTCCGTACCGCCTCGGCGTGTACCCGCTGATGGAGGTGGAGGGTTCCCCGAGTTGCAATGTCG